CCACGATACCCGCTCGGTGTGCGCTGTACTGCACCATTGCATGATGTACAAGGGCAAGCATTCCCCAAGACGAGTATGCCCCCATAGGCTGACCAACCGCATAGCGAAGGAACCTATCAACACCACACTCGCGTGCGATGCGTTTAGGTATCACGTACGGTCGACCAACCAATAGGTTAGTCCACGCCTTGGCGTACTCAAGCCCAAATATTTGTGCCAATAACAGCTCCTGTATCACAATTGGGATCCGATCCGTTGCCGCCGACAGGTCATACGAATAAATCGTAGTACCCGGTTGGACCTTCTTAAGTAAGGCTTTAACCGGCCGAAGCTGATCAAAGGTCCCGTCTTGTGGTATCTCTTTCAAGACACCGAAGATCCAGTCGTGTAACGGTCGGAGGGCCCATTGTGACCAGATATCCATTAGGGCCACTACTCTGATCTTGCCAGCTGCTTCCGCTAAGAGGGCTAACCGTCCGCAGACAGTGTTGCCGTATCCGTGAGTGTTAGGGGCAACTTCTACTCCCTCAAGTTTCTCATGACACGGGTGTGTCAGAGGAACCCGAGCGAGAATGGGCTTGCCTCGAACAAGAGCACGGGCCAGCGGATAGAAATCCGCTGTGTTTAGCAGCAATGTCCAAAAACTCTTAGTCGTCCCATACCCCCCCGGGATTAACCGGAGGTAGTCTAGGAGTATATTAGTCTTCAGACCAGTAAACCCGTCATCCTCGCGAACGTCGAAACGCTCAGCGTTTGGGATGCAAGTTTGCGTCCACCGCATTGCTGCGGAGAACCTGTGCGCAAATGACGTAGGTGTGCCAGAGAGTAGTTTGGGTACAGGACGCTTAGCAAGTTTCAGCCCGTTGACCATGGAGGTTACCCTCGGGTCTTCGAAGCGATCCGCACTTACTGAAGAGATCACGAACGGCTCGGGCCTAGCTAGAGTCTCCAGGGGGAGATCTACCATAGGGTCCCCCACGTGATTGGCTACCAGAGGTAGGAACGTATTACGAACCCAAGAGGCCCAGTCCGACCGAAAAGCCTGAGAGATTTCTCTCCCAGGTTCTAGGATCGTACTGAACTTAGGGCGTCCCTTACATGGAATCACGCGGTATATTCCGAAGAAACTGAGCCACAGCTGGATTGTCACGATGTCCCCGTCAAGTATCATTTTCCGTGCGAACACGGGAATGACCCTCGGCAAGTTAGTACGTGACCGGGAAACAGCCACCTTTCCGATCCGCCTAGGATCGAATCGGAGTTTCCCTCCAGGTAATGCTTGAACCAGCAATACATTACAGGTCTTCAGGGCAAGAACCAGGCCTTTACGGCCCTGGTAACGGCCAATGGCAACACACCACTTCGCGAATACCGAAAGTTGTATGATTTTCGAGCGCGAGACCTTACCAACCACCAGACGGATCCAGGTTATACCCGGAACCATCCAGTGGCTCCAGACTTTTAAATCTGGACGCCATGAAACAGTCCTAGTGAGGATTCTTGCCTTTTTGAGTCTGAGACTCTGAAGTAAGAATTTCATAAGATATTATCTTGTGTAAGCCTCTAGGTTTCGGGACCCTGTTCCCCTTCTGTTCCCGACATCCATAATAATGGATGGCGGACCGCAGGCGCTCTTGGTAGAGTCGGTCGGGTGACCGCGCAGGAAGTCACACCACTACCAGCGTAGTCGTGCTCGCCCCGAGTGCAACCGGAGTTGGCCTAGTGTCACATGTCTGTGAGCTACGACCTCGTCCTTCCAACTCCCCCTCCGCCCCCTAGACACAGGTCCTCAGACCTTGATTCCGGACCGAAGTCCATCCTCCATGCCTAGTCAGCAGAAGAGTATGGCAGGTTGTCAGTCTATCGAGCCGTACTGACGCGTGCCTGGGTGATACCTGCCAACGTGCGGGTTCCCACCACGGGTTCGATGTCTCGCAACCGGTTCCTTTCAGTTCCAGCTTTGATCCACCTTACCTAGGCAGAAAGCCTTTGCATTTTACATAGTGCTCCGTATCTCTACGGGTTTGCACCAGGCGTCCAACGAGACGTTCGGCTATCAATAGCCCCGTTGGTTCTTCCCCTGAGACTCCGAAATAAAGAGTCTCTAACTGGGATCCCAGCTCGTCTCTCGCCCAGTCCCCTCCTAACTGGCATCCCAGCTTCGGAAGTTGTGGATAAAGGTGACAGAGGATTATGGTTGGGTCGAGGCCCTACCTGGAATGCAACCGTGAAGCAGGCCGAGGCCCGCTTCACAGCAAGACTTGCCCTTGTGGCCGGGCAGGCCACAGGTGAGATTTTAACAAGAATCTCTCCTTGTTCTCCCCAACTACAAGTCTTCTTGTAATAATGCTTAGGCGACCTTGGCACGTTAACCAACGTGTCGGGTTCGCCCTGAAAGATGTGATCAGTGAGGTACGCGCAAGCGCAGCCCACAGGATGCACGCGGACAAACTTAGTCCAATACCCTCTTGCGAGAGCAAGTACTAGGTGAGCCTGTCTAACAGGACTTCATCTAGGAACGTTTTCCTAGAGAGGGAGGGTTCACAC